GCGTCAGTGGGTGGCGCTGGCTCGCAGGGAGCGGTAGGTGGTTCCACGTCGAAACCTATGTCGGCGGCTGAAATGGAAGCTAACTGGGAAAACGGAGGCAGAGAAGCCTACCGTGCCATGATGTTAGCAAATAAATAACCGCTTACTTTAGGAGATTTCACTTATGGCGGCTTCAACTAGTTCAACACTCGACGACCTGTTTGCAAATATCATCATGCAGGCTCGTTTCACTGCCGAAGAGCAATCGCTCATGGCTGGCCTTATCACTCGTTACGACATCGGCAATGTTGCTGGTACTACTATCCAAGTACCTAAGTACCCATCAGTTGCGGCGGCTGACCTTACTGAAGGCACTGATATGTCTTCAAGCACTGTCAGCACTTCTGGTGTCACTGTTACTGTCGGCGAAGTTGGTGCGCAAGTCGTATTGACTGACGTTGCAGCAATGGGCGCTGGTAACCCTGCACAGGAGCTAGGCACTGTATTGGGTAACGCAATCGCTACTAAGATGGACCAAGACATCATCGCTTTGTTTGATGGTCTTTCTGCATCTTTGGGAGCGGCTGCACAAGAGATTACTGCGGCTGACGTATTCAAGGCTGCGGCTACTCTACGCAATGCTAAGGCACCTGGTCAGTACGTAGCGGTATTGCACCCCTACCACGCTTACCAGTTGGCAGCTAACCTGACCAACACATTCGCTAACCCCAACGGTGGCGACATCCAGAACGAAGCAATGCGCTCTGGCTTTGTTGGCTCATTGGCAGGTATCGACGTATACCAGTCAGCTAACATCACTGTTGACGGTAACGGCGACGCTAAGGGTGCGGTCTTTGCTCCAGAAGCAATGTGTATTGCTATGAAGCGTGACTTCAACCTTGAGACTCAGCGCGACGCATCACTCCGTGCCTTCGAGCTTAACGCTACTGCCGTCTACGGTGTTGGTGAGCTTGATGACAGCTACGGTGTTGAGATGTTCTTCGACGCTACTCTCTAAGATGTACACGCCCCTTCGGGGGCGTTTTACTCTGAGGATTTTATGGCAGTCAATTATCGTGGTGAAAGGTTTGAAGACTACAACGTGGCAAAGCGTACGCCACGGCATCCGTCTAAGTCTCACGCGGTTTTGGCTCGCTACAAAGGTGCAATCAAGCTCATAAGGTTTGGCGCTAAAGGCGCGAAGACTTACCCGCCAAAGGATGGGGAGTCTGCACGCGACAAGGCCATGCGAGCGGCTTGGTATGCACGACACGAGAAGAATCTACGTAACGCGACGCCATTAGATGCAGTCTATTGGGCCGCTAAAGTAAAGTGGTGATTACATGGCATTTAGTGACGACAGCAACCTAGTAGAGTTAGTGCCAGACATTTTGGAATTCGGCATCACTAGCTTTACCGACGAACACGCTAGAGCGCAGGCAGATGTCGAGCGCGAAATACGCAATCGCTGGTGGCACCGTAAGGGCATCGCTGGCGAAATGAATGTGACCTATCTGACAGACTCACAGTGGACGCGCGCCAGCTCTTACCTTGTACTTTGGAAGTACGCATTACCACAGCTTACCAACTGGGTAGACGACGACCGCTTTTTGCAGATGATTGACTTCTACAAAGCGCGTTACGGCGAGGAGCTAGACGCAGTATTTCAGGACGGTGTGGAGTACGACGCAGATGACGACGGCACTGTCACTGACAAGGAAAAGGAAAGCATTCCGCTTAACCGCCTGAACCGATGATTAGCGTAAGCATAGACACTAAGCCCCGTGACCTGCGCAAGATGGTGCAGAAGCTAGGGCGCACGTTTACCAAGAACCACAAGCGCGCCATGATGAGAGCTGCGGCAGTGGGTAGAGCGCGGATTGATAAGCGCACGCGCTTAGGCTTAGATGTTCACGAGCAACCATTCCGTCCGTACACTGATGCTTACAAAGGGTTCAGGCAGGAAAAGGGCAGACCTGTAGACAAGGTTAATTTAATCTTTACGGGCAAGATGCTCGGCGACATGCAATTCGGCATGAAGGGCCAGGACGGTATTATTAACTTCAGTCGTAGTACAGAGGCTAAGAAGGCGGCGTTTAACAATCGCAAGCGTCAATTCTTCGGCCTTAACCGAGGCGACACCCGCGCTATCCGCGATGCTTACTTTAAGGGGCTTAAGATATGAGCGTTAGAGAGAACATCGCCGCCAATATTGTGACGGCACTGTCTGCCATATCGACGCCAAATGTTAAGAAGGTCACGCGCGAGCCTTTCGACTTTGACAAGCTATCTAACGCACAGTTTCCCGCTATATTGGTAAGGACGGCAAACGAGACACGCGAGGACGCAAGCCTTGGCGGTAGCATGACCAGCAGGCATGGCACTATCGACTACCAGCTTGTTTGCTTTGTTAAGCACAAGAACATCGACACAGCACGCAACCAGATTGCAGAGGCTATCGACGAAAAACTTGATGAAGATAGAACGCGTGGCGGTTACGCGGTAGACACGCAGGTTATCAGCGTTGAGGTGGATGATGGTACAATAGACCCTATTGGCGGCGTCATTGTCACCGTACAGATTCTTTATTCATATACACGCGGCGACGCGTAAGGGAGAAAATTCATGGCTACACATAAAGGCTCAAGCGGTGTCGTAAAGGTTGCCGCTAGTGGTGGTTCAGAAGCGGCAGTTGGCGAGGTTCGGTCATACTCAATTGATGAGACTGCTGACACCATCGAAGATACAGTAATGGGTGACACTGTTAAGTCTTACCTTTCTAGCCTCAAAGACGCCACACTCACAATCGACGCATTGTGGGACGACGCAGACGCACAGCACTTGGTGCTTGATTCTGGCGCGGCTATCGACTGGGAAATTCACCCCACTGGCACAGGCACAGGCGAGAAGTATTACGGCGGTGCTGGCATCGTGACTGCTAAGACAATCTCAGCCTCTTACGATGGCTTGGTTGAGGCGTCATTCTCTGTGCAAGTCTCTGGCGCTGTAACAGAGTCAACTAACTAATGGGTCTCGCTAAAGAATTGCGGGCACGCCGAAAGGGGTCGCGTCGCAAAATTAGCGTTGCAGAATGGGGGGACGGTGACGGCGATTTCGTTTTGTTCTGTCGCCCTCTAACCTGCTATGACCTTAACGAGCTGCAAAAGCGCCACCCGCAGGTAATGCAAAACCCAAGTATTGCCGCGATGGTTGATTTGATTCTTATGAAGGCTGAGAGCAAAGACGGCGAAAAGCTGTTTAGCTCTGCCGAGGACCGCATCGACTTAATGGGGGAAGAGACAACCGTTGTCTCGCATATTGCCAATGAGATGTTCGGCACTATCGAGTCATTTGAGGATGTCGAAAAAAACTAAGAAGCGGTCAGACGAGGATGAACCTTATTGCCTTAGCTGACCGCCTACACAAGACCATTGAAGAAGTAGAGCAGATTTCGGTTACTGAGTTCCATGAGTGGCTCGCTTACTTCAAGATTATGAGCGAGTCGAACGATGGCAAATGAAACCGTAAGCATCCGCATCAAAGCGTTTGACCAAACGCAGAAAGCCTTGCGCGGCATACAAGCCGCCTTTGGCAGACTCTCAAAGGTTTTCTTTAGCTTTAAGACCGCGCTAGTCGGGGCCGTAGGCGCTGCTGGTATTGGCCTGCTGATTAGCAATTCCCTAAAAGCCACAGATGCCCTAGCTAAAACGGCGGGGAAGATAGGCACCACCACCGAAGCCTTAAGCGCCCTGCAATTCGCGGGGCAACTAACGGGCGTCGAAGTCAACACGATGAACATGGCGCTTCAGCGGTTTACCCGTAGAGCGTCAGAGGCGGCTGTCGGCACAGGTGAGGCTAAAGGTGCAATCCGTGAGCTAGGCATTGACGCAAGACAGCTCGTGCGCCTGCCACTTGATGAGCGAATGCTTGTTCTTGCTGACGCTTTTGAAAATGTAAAAAGCGAGTCTGACCGACTACGTTTGGCTTTCAAGCTATTTGACTCTGAGGGTGCTGCACTTGTAAACACCCTGAGCCAAGGCCGTGCTGGGCTTTCTGAAATGCTTGGCGAGGCTCGCAGTCTTGGCATTGTGATGTCGTCGAATGCCGCAGAAGGCGTTGAGGATGCGAACGACGCTTTATTGAGGCTAGGCTCATTATTTACTGGTGTTACTAGACAGGTTACAGCGGCGTTAGCCCCAGTCATTGCCTCGTTCGCTGATTTAATGACAAACAAACTTGTAACTGCCTTTGATGAAACGAAAGGCGGTGTTCAAGAGTTTGCGAAGACGCTTGCAATTGAGGCGGTCAAAGCTGTCATTAAGGCTGTTAAGGGGTTTGAGACGCTAACGAATGGTCTGATTTCTACTGTAAATGAAATTATGAAAGCTAGAGACGCTATAAGAGCGTTTTTTGGTGGCGATGAAACTGCCGAACAACTTGCAACGCAGATTGAAGAGGTTACAGCTCAAGTTGATAGACTGCGAGCCAAAACAGAAGGAAAAGAAACATTTGCCAGTATGCGGGCAGATATGATTCTTCTTAGAAGCGCGGAGCGTCAATTAGAACGTTTACAAGAAGCACAGGCCAGACTACAAGAAACTGGTGATACGGGACTCATAGACCCAATATCCCTTCAGGGGTTACTAAGCACCTTGCAAGGCCTCATCCCGACTATCAACGAGGTTACTGACTCAGTAGATAACTTAGCTGACTCTACAAACGAAAAGATACCGACGGCCTTTGAAACCTTTATGGCTAACTTGCAACGCACGAGAGAGTTGGCAGGAGACTTAACACCACAACTAGAAACGCTAGGTGACCAAGCTATCACAGGCTTAGGCAGGTCATTCACAGCGGCAATTACTGGCGCGGAAAAGTTTAGCGACGCTATAAAGAAAATGGCTAAGTCAGTTATCGACAGCCTGATTCAGATGCTTGTTCAGAAGTACATCGTCGATGCGGCGTTTGGTGCGCTCACAGCAGGATTTGGCGGTGGTGGCACTACAGCGTCAGGGGGAGGCGGCGGTGGTGGCATGGGGATGCAAGGCTTGGCCCGTGGTGGTGTTGCTACAGGTGGCACGCCTTATCTAGTTGGCGAGAAAGGTCCAGAAATATTCGTGCCAAGTACGACAGGGCGCGTTGTGCCTAATGACCAGCTAGGCGGTGGCGGTGTTACCGTAGTCCAGAATATCAACGTAACTACAGGCGTACAGCAAACCGTACGTGCTGAGATTGCTAACTTACTGCCACAGATTAGTAATGCCGCGAAGTCAGCGGTCGCAGATGCTAGAATGAGAGGCGGTGGCTTCAGTAAGGCAATGGTGGGTGCATAATGGCGGCGTTTCCAAGTGTAGGCATTCAATCAATGACGATGCGGTTGCGCTCTGCAACGGCTATTAGTCAGTCACCTTTTACCTATGACCAGCAGGTTTACCAGCATCAGGGTGTCAGGTGGGAAGCGGAAGTAACATTGCCGCCCATGAAGCGCGCAGAAGCCAAGCAGTTGGAGGCGTTCTTTGCGTCTCTAAGGGGTCAGGCTAACACCTTTACCCTTGGCAACCCCCTGCACAATACAACGGCCACAGGCTCGATTGTGAGCGGCACAGCGGGCGCTGAGACTGTGACAGGCACTTTGACGGGTGCGGTTGCTGGAGACTACTTTGAGGTAGGCAGTGCGCTCTACATCATCACTGATATTCATGTTGCGAGTTTCGATA